GTTCGGACTTATCGGATCGTTGCTCGGCCCGGTGGTGGGCGGCGTCAAGGACTACGTTCTTGGCGAGCAGGAAATCAAGAAGGCAGAGAAAGAGAACCGCGCCCGGTTGTTGCGCGACACTGCGTCTAACAACCACGAATGGGAGATGGCTAACCTGACCGACAAGGACAAGTGGCTGCGCCGCATCTCATTCTCGATGTTTTCTGCGCCTTTCTTCTGGGCGCTTGTGGACCCAGAGGGCGTTCAGCAATACTTCTCGGTCGCACTTAGCGCCATGCCTGAGTGGTACATCCAGATGTTCGGCGCAATGGTAGGTGGCGTCTGGGGTATTAGCGCCCTGAAGAACACGGCGCCCGCTCTGGTAGGTGGCGTCATCAAGGCCATCAAAGGTAACTGATGTTAATCATCAAGATCACCACGGAAGATGATGAGCGCGAGGTGCCTATCGTGGGTGATGGCGATTGGGGCATCGAGAATGAAGCCGGATACCTAATCATCAATCGTGTTGACGGCGTGAGGATTTTCTACCCAATCACCGCCGTCAAATGTTGGGAGGTTGGCCCAATCAAATGATGCTATCTGAACACTTTTCGTTGCGGGAACTGACAGCATCACAAACGGCAGCGCGACTTGGCATCGACAACACACCGGGCGATGCTGAGATAGCGGCCTTGCGACAGGTTTGCGAAAACATCCTTGAGCCGATCCGCGAATACTTCGGAATCCCGTTCACGCCATCCAGCGGCTATCGTTCTGTCAGGCTATGCGAGGCGATTGGCAGCAAGTCCACCAGCCAGCACGCACTCGGACAGGCCGTTGATTTCGAGGTGCCGCATCTGGATAACCTGATCCTCGCACATTGGATCAAGGCTAACCTGCGCTTCGACCAGTTGATTCTTGAGTTCTACGAGGAGGGTGAACCAAACAGCGGTTGGGTTCACGCCTCCTACGCAGATGGTATGCGCGGCCAATGCTTGACATACAACAAGCAGCGCGGCTACTCAATCGGGCTACCTAAAGTTCCTTAACGGTCAGGACTTTCTGGCGCACAACGCGAGCCGGTTTGGCTGGCGTTACCTTTTCAGGTTGCGCTTTGTATACCTTCATCGGCCATTTGACGACGACCTTGTGATTGCCGACCGTGCCGATGGCGCTTTCGTGGGAACCAAGGATTTCCTTCAGCCCAGCCTCGGCCTCGTCAATGATGGCCTCGGCTATCGACTTATCACGCTTGGCCCGGACGAGGTTCGATAGCAATTCTGACGCGCCATCGAGTGCGTCCAGATCAATCTCGTCCGCGCCATCGTCCACACGCGGATAAGCCACGTTGCCGTCATCGCTCGACAGAACGGGATACCAATCGTAATCGCGGAGGCGGCGGTCAAAGTCTATGACCGCTTCGGTGATTTGATCCTGCAAGGTTTCATTCACCTTATAGACGAAGATGCGGAGCGTGGTGCCACGGTAAAGAACGCAGACCGCGCCCCACGTGTGGCCCGTACACATCATCTGTGCCTGAAGCTGGACCGGCCCGCGATAAGGCGCTGGCACATCCTCAATGGGATTTGATGTCAGCTTGCACTCGATGATGCCTGTGCCGGTGATGTCGATCTGGTCGGCGTTCATGCAGTATATACCGCGTGACGTATCGGTGGTGATGACACCGCTACCAACGCCAGTCCCATCTAGCGAAGCCGCCAGAGGCAGCGTCTTGTGGAAGAAGGCCGAATCGTAATCGGTCTTAACGTCGGTGAGTTCAAGGCGCTGCGCCGCAAGGGCGATGATGTGCGGCTCAAAGTAATCGCCCATCGCCATCGCTTCGTTCTGCACGAAAGGCTTGCGCGGATTGCCCTCCTTCGCGTCGATGGCATTGGCGAGCGCATCGTTCTGCGATGCGTATTGATTGAACCCCATGATCGTCGGCACAACAGAAGCGGACGCCATGTCGTTGGGTGTAACTTTACCTACCATTATTTTTCTCCCATGAGTTCGCCCAAGATGGGCAGGATGTAGAACAACGAGAACATAAATGCAAACAGCAAGACGGCTGCAATGAAGTCTCTGATGACGTCAAAAATTTCTTTCATTTTTCGCCTCGACAATCTCCAGCTTTCCGATCCACTTCCATTCGTCTATGGCAGCGTCAAGCCAATTCCTGTACCTAGGGATGGCCGGGGTATCGGTCTGTTCGTGGAGGTAAGCCACCGCCTCTTTTGGATCGGTGAACACGCGCTTTCCCACGCCGTTGTATTTGGGTTTTGCAATGTAAAAAAGTCCAGACATTTTTACAACTCCTAGGCAGCTAGTTTGATTTCTAAGGTTTTCACGGCGTCACTGACGGCGGCGGGATGCCAGATACCGCCACGCGCCGTGGGGATTGAGGCGGCGTTGAGGGCGCGGGTGATGGCCCGGATACCCATGCCCGCCGCCGCGAGGTTGTTAATCAGGGGTTCGGCCTGTTTGTAGGATGCCACCGTCAAGGCCCTGCGGGGCGCGCCAGCGGCGACCCCGCCCTTCTCCGGGCAACGACAGCCCAGCTTCACGCCACGCGCCTTGGCGGCTGCGAGAGCGGCCTTGGTTCGCTCGCTGATCTTGCGGGCTTCCCATTCAGCGAACACCGCCGCCATTTGCAGGAAGGTCCGATCCGCTTCGGGCATATCAGCGGCCACGATTGGCACATCCGATTCCAGTAATCCGGTAAGGAAATGCACATTTCTTGCTAGGCGGTCCAGCTTGGCGATTAGCAACGTGGCGCCCTCGCGCTTGGCATGGGCCAGCGCGGCCCGCAGTTCGGCCCGATCACACTTGCGGCCAGACTCGACCTCGGTGTATTCGGCTATAACGTCAAAGCCCTGCACGGCTGCGCGTTGGGCCTCAAGCCCAAGGCCAGAGCGGCCTTGGCGCTGGGTACTGACGCGGTAGTAAGCGACGAATTTAGTCATCGTGTTTCTCCATATTCTTGTTGTTTTGTATTGATGGCACGATTGCGGAGTGATAGTCAATAGGCATCACACCGATGGAGGTAAGAATGTTGAAAGTAACTACCCTGCGGCTGCGTGAAACCACCGTAGCCATGCTCAAGCAAGAATTGGCATCGTCAAGCCATCGCTCTATGGCGACCTTGGCCGATGAAATTTTGGCGGCGGAACTGGCGAAGCGCCTCGACGCCAAGGACACAGACGTTGATCGTCTCATTCGGGCGGCGGGACGCACGGCGTGAGGCCCGGTGGCGGGCGCGAGAAGGGTGCGGCCTTTGAGCGCGAAATAGCCGCCCTTCTTGACGGCGAACTTGGAATAAAATTCAAGCGCGAGATCGAGCAATATCGTGTCGTCGATCTGGGCGATCTGCGCTGCGAGAACGAGCGGTTCCCGTTCAGCATAGAGTGCAAGAGATACGCCAAGGGGGCCGGGGCAAAGCCAGAATGGTGGGCGCAGTGTTGCAAGGCGGCAACGGCGGCGCAGAAGCTACCCGCGCTGATCTATAAGTACGATCACCACCCGATTGTGTGCCGGGTGCCGTGGGCTGCGTTCATGCAGGTGGCGTCGAGTGAACTGTTGTACCGATGGGAATACTACGCCGACCTGACGTTCACAAATTTTGCCACCCTGTGCAGGGAGATGCTGAGTGACTAGGCCTATGTACGAAAGCCAGCGCGACCGCGACAACGAGCAGCGCGTCATCGACCTGATGAAAGAACGACGCGGCCTGATCCTGCGGAAGATGCCGATCAGTTACCGATTGGACTTCATGATTATGAAGGACCATGAAGTGCTAGGGTTCGCGGAATTGAAGTGCAGGAACGTGCCATCGACGGCCTACGACACGCTGTTGATTTCGTTGGGAAAAGTAGCAGCCGCAAATTTGTTGTGGCGCACCAGCGAATTATCGTGCTACTTAATCGCCCTTTTTACGGATCGTTGCGGCGTGATTGACTTTCGCGCCCCACATAAATTGGGTCTGGGCGGGCGCGTTGACCGGGGTGATCCCGCCGACGTTGAGCCAGTCGCCCACTACCCAATGAGCCGGTTCACTTGGCTGTGAACCACAAACAAAAGGAAAGACAAAAATGAGTCTTGGAATCGTGAATGAAAAGAAAGCCACCGCTGGTGACATCATCGACATCGTGAAGTTTGACGCGAAGGCCGGTGACTTCCTGCGTGTGGATCGTAGCCAGAACTCCGCTGGCGCATGGGAGAAAAACGAAACGGAGATCAGCCTTCCGACGCGGTTCGTGATGGACCTCGCCAACACTGAGGTGGGCTGGATCAGCTTCGCCACGGGCGTCCCTGATTTTCAGATGACCGTCGTGGGCGGCAAGATGCCAGCGCGACCGACCGAGGATCACAAGCAGGGTTTTCGCGTCCGTTTGTATAGTGACGATCTGGGGCTGCGCGAGTTGTCGTCCAGCGCCAAAACCATCATCCGTGAATTGGATGCGTTGCATACTTCATACGAAGATGACGCGAAGGACAATGATGGCAAGGTGCCGGTGGTAGAGTTCAGTGGCACAAAGCCGATCAAGATTACGACGCCGCAAGGTGAGTTGCGGTTCAAGGCGCCTGAGTGGCGGATCGTCGAGTGGGTGTCGCGCCCGGATGGCCTCCCCGTGCGCGACGGGGCGGAGCAGTCTGAGCCTGAAGGCAAAGACCTGTTCTAGTCCAGAAGGGGGGCGGCTCCGGGTTGTCGCCCCCCTTCCCTTTTCAATCTTGGGAGGCCCCAATGGCAATGAACTTCGCGGCGTATTCAAAGCCGATCTTTTTACATTACAAAGGCAAGCCGGACTACCAGTCCGAGCGCGAATGGCGATGGGGTACGCATGGATCATTCAGCGCCGACTTGGCTAAAGGAACTTGGTACGACCATGAGAACAAAGTTGGCGGCGGGATCATCGACTTTGTACGCGAACAAGAGGGGGCGCGGATCGGCGGTATCCCCGACCTGCTGGAAAAGAAATTTGGTATCCCGAAATCGTTTCAACCCAAGCTGCAACCGATAAGTGTGATGCGCCGCAAGTACGAATACATTGATGAGAACGGCGAGGTCAGATACGAAGTCCATCGTTCTGAACCCAAGCGGTTCAGCCAGATGCACTACGAGGACGGCAAGCCCGTCTGGAATATGCAGGGCGTTGAGGCGTTGCCGTACAATCTTCCTGCATTGTTGTCCGCGCCTGACCGCAAGGTGTTCATCGTTGAAGGCGAGAAGTGCGCCGACGCCATGATGGAGATTGGCGCGCTGGCGACAACGAATCATGGCGGCGCGAAGAACTGGAAGCCGGAACTCAACAGGTGGTTCGCGGGGCGCGAGGTTATCATCGTGCCTGACAACGATGAGGCTGGCGCGGCACACGCGGATAAGGTGGCGTCCGAATTGGTGGGGGTCGCCAAGGTCGTGAGGCGTCTGGAATTGGATGGCCTCCAAAAAGGTGGCGACGTTGTGGACTGGCTGGCCCTTGGAAATTCTCCGGCGAAATTGGCACAAATGGCGGAAGCTGCCGCCATTCTCGATGTCGCCCCCGCGACTGTTGAAACGGGATCGAGTGACCCCTCGCCCATCTATAATGAGCAACCCCTTGGCATTTTTGACACGCTTGACCTGTCGGCCTTGCGCCATATGCCGCCGCCGACATGGCTGGTGGAGGGCGTCATTACGGCGGGTTCCCTTGGCGTCATATATGGCGAGCCGGGCGCGGGTAAATCATTCGCGGCGCTGGATATGGCCTTATCCATCGCATACGGGCGGGCATGGCATGGCCGCGCCGTCGCGCCGGGCGGCGTCCTGTATATCGCGGGGGAAGGCGTGGGCGGGCTTGGCCCCCGCGTCAAGGCATGGCAAGCGGCGCATGATTTACGCGGCCCGGCGCCGTTCCGCGTCCTGCCGATGGCCGTTAATATCATGGACCCGGACGAACACGCCAAACTTGAGCGCACCCTTGAGGCGCTTGGCGGGCCTTGGTCTTGCGTCATAATCGACACGGTAGCCCGCGCCCTTGGCGCTGGCGGGGCCGACGAAAACAGCGCGGCGGAAATGGGGCTGTTCATCCAAGCGTGCGACGCGGTGCGCCTATTCACCGGGGGCGCGGTGCTAGGCGTGGCCCATAGCGGGAAAGACGCGGCGCGTGGTATTCGCGGCAGCACGGCGCTGTTGGGTGCGGTGGATGCCAGCATAAAAGCCAGCCGCGACGGGGACCTGTTGGCGTTGAAAATTGAGAAACAAAAGGACGCCG